ACCACCCCCTTTCGTATAAGATTCTGTGAAGCAAGAATTTCTTCTTCTTTCGCAGTCATGTATTTTATTTCTATTTCACCAGATGATAGGGGATTATCTTCTGGATAACATTTACCTTGTGATGGGAGTGATATCACTTCGGTAGGAAAATCGTAATTTGCCATATAACTTTAATTTAATTGTTTTATATAAATATATACTTTTAAAAAAGTTGAAAAATAAAAGCACAAAAAAAGTTCTCACTAAGAGAACTTTTTCTATATAAAAATAATTTGGAGTAGTATTAAAATTCTAAGATTGCGTAATCATAAGAAAGTGTTAGAGTAATTTCTGCTGGGTCTGTAGCATTTGCCCAATCTAAATCATTAAACACAGCGTTGTTGATAAATGCACCCTTTAGAGTCCATTGTTCAATTTTATCACCAACTGGTCCTAACATATAACATTGGATATCTTTTTTATAGAAATCTGCATATCCATCTCTACCTGTTAGTGATTCGTGAGATAATCTTACCCATTCCATAACTGCCTGAGCACCACTTGGAACGATTGGGTCATATAAACTAATCTCTACATCTTGCCATTCACCTTTTCCTTTAAGTTTTCTTTTAACATTGATGTGGTCAAGTGTAACAGTTTCAAACTGAATTGAAGGTCTGTTAGCTGTTTTTATAAGATATGAAGGAATACCATCGATTTCCATGATGAATCTGTTCTTCATCTTTGGTTCGAAGTTGGTATAAAACATATCGTTAAATTCTAATACTTCTGCCATTTTTTTTTCTCCTAATTTATTCTACTATAAATATAGTCCTTTTTTATTTTTATTTAATTTATGCCGAGAACGAAGCTCCTGTTGGTAAAATGTTGAAATCTAACACGATGAATTCAGCAGTTTTCGTTGGTTGTAAGAAAATCTGTCCAGCCAAGATGTTTCTGTCGATTACATCAGGTGTGTTATTAGTTTCGTCCATTACTACTCTAAAAGCATAAAGTCCTTGTCTTTGTTGTATTCCTTCTAAGTAAGGGTTTACAGTATTTAAGAATCTACTTCTTGTTTGAGAAGTATTTTGTTCAAATACTAAGTATCTTGAAGTAGATGCGATATACTTCTTAACCTTAATCATTAATCTTCTTACATTGATTCTATCAAGTGCAGATGATTTATCTTGTAAAGTTTTCTGTCCAAATGCAACGATACCTTCACCAGGGAAAGAAGCGATTGGGTTAACCTTACCTTCATATAATGTATCTCTTTCAGCATGTGTTAATCTGTTTAGTACAGAAACAGCACCTACGATACCACCTCTGTTTAAACCAGCGGGTGCGAACCATTCAGCAGCAACTGCATCGTTAGCCGCATATATACCAGGCATCAATACTGATGGTGGTACAGATGTTAATCTGTTTGTTCTACTATCAATTGTTTTAACCCATGGATAGTAAGTACCTACATAGTTTGAATCTAAGTTACTAGCCTGTTCAACAGCCTGAGATATACTATCTGATGTTACTTGTCCATTTGATGAGTTATAAGTTACACCAACAACATCACCAATGAAGAATGCATCTTCTCTAGCCTCTACAATATCAACAACCTTATCAAATACATAAGAGTGATGTCTACGAACAATACCAGGTGCCGATACTAAGTTGATATCGAAATCATCTGGATTAGATACTGCATTAATTCCTTTTACATATGCAACTGAACCACTTGCCGTTGAAGTTGATAAGTTAAATCCTTGTGAGTTACCACTACCAAAGTTTGCAGATGAACCAGCAAGTGCCTTTTCAACATTTGGGTTACATCCATCAAATCCACCTTGGAATCCAACTACAAATTGTCTTTTGTTAACATCAGATGCGTTTGAACCTGTAAGTTCATATCCAAATGCCTTAGTTGAACCTTTAATTTTTACAGTTCCATCAAATGCGAATACTGTATTAGCACCTTGTGTAGCTGATGATGGAATTGGTGATAAGTAATGAGAGTTATCGATTTTAACTTGTGCAGTTTCTAAATCAATACCACTATAATTAACTGCCCTTGATGAGTTATTTTCATCCGAACCTGTTGAGAAGATAACTTCAGGTACAAGGTTCTCACTTCCACCAAGACCAACATAAATTGGGTTGTAGTATTTATCATGTCCAAATGGTCCTGCCACGATTGGGAATGAACCTTCTGGTTTACAATCAACTCTAATAAATTTAGAACGATTTACATAATCACCATTTTCTGTTTGTTTTCCATTTGCATCGATAACAAGGTTTCTATCACCTATTACTTTCTTAATGTAGTTTGGTGATGCAGGGTCTAAGTTTAAGTTATTAAATGTTTCTAAGATTACTGGTCTCTTGTTCGTATCAGAGTATCCTCTAACTGCGATTGAGAAAGTTGCATAATCAGTAGAATTATTTGAACCTGCCGCCTTTATATTAAATAAAGAAATTTTATATTCTTTGTTATAGTTTGAACCATCACCAATAGTATGAAATCTAAATAAATCATGTCTTTCACCAGAAATCAACTGTGATTGTATCCAAGGAGTTGATGCGTGTTGAATATCTTGTGTGAAATCTTGGTCTGCTAATTCGAGAATAGATGATGTTACAATGTATGAATCGTTATCTGATGCATAAGATTCAAAGTAGTTGTATGCATAAACAGTTTTAGAACCTCTTGGGTCTGTTCCAAATACATCTGATATATCATTACCAGATGATGGATTTGTTGATGCTGATATTGCAGTTGAACCACTTATTGTGATTGAGAATTCAGATTTATCAGTTCCACCTGATTCAAGAGTCGAACCTGTTGGTGGAGTTCCATCTCCATTGTGTGTTTGGAAAAGCGATGAAACAATCTTTTCAGATTCTCCAATAGTTGAACCACTAATAGATACTTTTATTGCCTGTGGTTGAAGTTCTTTATAACCACCGATGTTTCCAACTCTTACGATAGTTACTGTTCCTGCTTCTCTTAAATAATTTTGTACGGTATATCCTGTATAGTAAGTTCCATCAGGTGTACCGAATATTTCTTCAAATTCTGATTGTGTATTGACAACGGTTGGTACGAAAGCGGGCCCTTTATGGAAAGGTCCAATTACAGATGCTCCGATTTCTCCAATCCCTTGTGATAAGAAAGAAAGGTCATTTTCTCTCGTAAATACACCAGGTGATACAATTTTTTCTGCCATTTTATTTTACTCCTTGTTAATTATCTTGTGTAAATGTACACATATAAATATAAAATACTTTTTCTAAAGTATTATTTTTCGTTTTCAATAACCGGTTCTTCAGTTTTTTCTACTGGAATGAAGGTATTTGTAGATGGGTCATAGTTACCATCTCCATACTTATCATTTAAACCTTTGAATAATTCTTGTTCAGTTTCAGTTAATTTTGAATGTTTTTCTAATAATTCATTCTCAAGTTTCTCAACTTCATCAATTCTTCTTTTCTTTTCTATTGAAAGTTGCCCTAATTGAGTAAATATATTAGAAACGTCATTTCTTAATTGATTAATCTGTGAAACCTCTTCTTCTGTAAACTTAATTTCGTTTGCCATTTTGATATATTTTATTTAACTTTTTCGTTGTATATATAAATATATGATTTTTTTTAAAACATAAAATTTTATGCCGTAAATGTTAATGTACTTGACCAATCAGATTTTAATCCATGGTCAATAGCTCTTACTCTTAAGTAATATGTTGTACCAGGTGATAATGAGTATCCAACAATTACTTCAGATGTAGTAGTACTCCATTCTGTTACATTAGCCTCATAAGAACTAAAGTTACTTGCAGTAGATATTTGGAAATCATAAGCAGTAATACCAGTATCACCAGTTGATGATGGAGCCGTCCATGATATAGATGGTGATGAATATGATAGACCTGTTGGAGCAGATGATGCTGCTAAATCAGTATGAGCTGAATTACTTCCTTTATTATGTGTTATATATCCATTTGCCAAATATGTATCTTGTTCTTCAACATCAATTGATACAATCTCTGTTGTTTCTGTTATAACTTCTTTTGAAGTTACTTCAATTTCTTCAATTCCACTTAAACCTTGTTTAATAAGTTTATCACCATTTTCAATTTGAATGGTTTCTTTAAATCTATAATCACCACTAACCACATCTTTTACTAAGAATGGATGTTCTCCTGTTGCGGTTAAGTCTCCATCATTAATTGAATAATAACTCTGAGCAAATGAATAAACTACATTTACTACTCTTACATCTTTTGCAGTTGCTTCGAGAGAATCGGTTGACCACTCATAAAAATCTTCAGAATATTCATCTTGAGATAATCCTCCAAGAGCATATCCACTTAAAACATCACCTTCTTCCAATTCACCAACTTCAACAATACTTCCATCGGCTTTTGTTACAGGTGTATCTGATGTTAAACATAATGCAGTATTTCCATCGTAAGTATCTACCGAGTAAATTGTTTTAGTTTTTTCTACATTATATCCATTAGAAGAACCAATATGGTCATTAAATCCATCCGCAAAAGTTACTGATATTGTATGTGCTACAGTTGCAGATAATGTATTTTGACCAGTACTTCCATTATTAGAATCAGATGAACCAGGATTCATGTGTCCAACTAACACATCATGAGTTGCGTTTTGTGAATGTGAACCTCCTGTTCTTAATTGTATATAACCACTTGAATTTGGAGCTGAATTAAATGATGGTGATATTCCCCAAGTAAAATTATGGTCTTTTGAAGCAATACCAGATGAGAATTGTGAACCTGCTCCACTAAATGTAAGTGTATATGAATCTGATGTATTCTCTACTAAATATGTATAACCAGTGATTGAACCAACAGAATCAATTGCATGTGATGACATACTTATATTAGCTCCTGCTGTTGCTATACTATTATACTTAGTTCCCAAACTAACATTAGAATTTTGGGTTGCTCCAAATGCTCCTGCTAAATTATTTAAACTAAGTGTATCTCCTGATGTTAGTGTTGGCATAATATCTCCTATGTATTATAAATATTAAGTAATGAATGAATCCACAGTTCCTTATTTGAAAATCGACTAATCATGTATTTTTTTATATCTAAAAACGATTTATTTTTTTCTTCGTATGATGAATTTAGTATCTTAGTATAAATATGATTAAATTCTTTTTTAGAAGAAGCTCTATATGGATAATCCAAATCTCTACACCAATCACGATGTATTATTGGGAGTTTACCTCTATCTACTGCTTCAAATATACCATATCCAAATGGTTCTACTGTAAAACATGAATGAGATATTCCCCAATCCATATCATAAAATATATCTTTGAATTTAGAATTATAATGATATATTTTAGATTTACTCACATCAACCTTTACTCCATTTTTCCAAATTACCTTAAACTCATATGAATTTGTAAAAATAAAAGATTCATGATTATCTAAAAAGTGAGGATTTTTTCTACCTTCACATCTTGAAGCAAATCCTAATTTATTTGATTTACTTAATGGTTTATTATGTGTGAATTCGTAAAAGTTTTTAATGTTTCTATTTTCATACTTTATATTATACAATCCAATCCATATATTATTTTTTGAATATTTTACAATTTTTTGTTCCCAACTTGAATCAACAAAAGGATGCCATCCTAATGAAGAATCCGAAACAACTTGTGATTTGATTACATCATCAACTGAATTGTGTAAAACATTTGAATGAATTTTATCTAAATTA